GCGTCATTCGATGGAGAACCAGATGTTCCATTTCCTAATTCTATTAATGAATCTTTTACTACAGTATTAGTTGTACTTACAGTAGTCGTTGTTCCGTTGACAGTAAGATCACCAGTAACAGTTAAGTTACCACCCATACTGACATTACCACTTGAGTCTTCATTTACAAGTTCAACCCAGTTACCACCGTGTGCATAGTAAGCTTTACCTGTACCATGAACGTGTGCAAACATACCGTGATAAGTAGATGCACTAGGTAAGTCACCTGTACTAGAGTACAAATTACCAAACAGTATTTTGTTACCACCTAAATCTACATCACCATTAGCATCTTGAAACACAGCTTTTTCAGCAGGTTGTGTAATAAACACTTCAGCCTGTG